TGCCATACAGCAAAGATACCGGCTTCGACTGCGTTGTCAGCGGGGCGTACATCGAGCCCTCCTCCATCCTATCTTACCATTGCATCATGCACGATGTCAAGCTGAACGCTTCAACTACTGTAACGGTGTTGTATAGAACTACAACACTTACTGCGCTACTTCATCAGTACGTCCTCCTGCCGAACGCTCTTAAGCTCTTCATCAAAAACACGTGACATTATAAAAGCTCTAGGGGGTAGCTCTTTCCCTTCCTCTCTTCCGTAGGGTGTCACCCCCACAACCATTGAACAAACCCCTGACACATAAATATAACATTTATAAATATCACATTATGGACGAAAAAGAAAACAACACCACAGATCGTAGAAAATTCCAAGGCTTCTTAAACGCACTAGAAAGCGATCTGAGCGACTTTAGGGAGGTACCCGCTACTACCCCAGCGCGTAGGGGCAGAGGAAGGCCCATGAAGCCGGAGAATGTGGCTAAAGGGCATCGATACATAGGTAAGCGGCTTACAGGAGGAAGGTACGGTAAAAATGGCAGAGTAAAACCATCACAACGAATGATCAATTGGGGTGGGTCCAAACATTACATGGCCATGCGTGTCACACGCAGATTGACACGAAGAAGAGAAAGGATGACGGAGAAAGGAAGGTTGTACTACAAACAGTTTGAGGATTCACCGTACGGAAGATTCAAGAACTTGAGAAAAGCGGTATGGGTAAAGTCAAGAAAGAAGAACATCAGCAAAGAAATGTTTGAGAAAGAGATATTTACCTTGACATTTGAAGAGTTTTTATTGGTATGGTCACAAGCAGGTAAAGTATTTTGTAGAAAGACAAAGGAACTACAACCAGCATTTGATGTCAAAGTAAGCAAATATCTAAAGAAAGATGGATGTTGTATCACACGGATTGATAGAACAAAACCTTATGAATTCAGCAACATGACTATAGAATACTATGGAAAGTTGTTGGATCGAAAATAATTTCATGAAAAGACTTGACAAATCATGAAATAGTGACTATAATAGTAAGTTGTAAGAAAAGTGACAGTCGGGAAAGACCGATACTACTTTGTTCAGCGCTCAACTAGCGAAATGCTAAGAGTCCCATACACTGAAAGGGGCAATGAAGACGGCGCTTTAAACCTAGCTAGAAAACAGCAATAGAGCTAATTCGAAACCTCAGAAGAATATACTGGTAGCGCAAGCTGCGAGTGATTTACAGGTTTGGCCGGATAACCAGCGGTACGATCTCATCCTCATGTGAGATGAACTATGTGTAGATCCTATCGGAAGATAGATTGAAAATAGACTGGATGCTGATAATAGAGCGAAGTAGTGACAAGAAGTTATAGAAGAGGCAATCTATAACGGACAGTGTACAATCCCCGGGAGGGGATGAGATACATAAAGTACTGTAGAATGTATATGTATATATTCTTCTAGGAAATATGAAAAGCTCATGTCTTCTATAGTGACAACTATGCCTAAAATTTATGAACCTAAAAGAATATATCACAACAAAACGTAATAAATTCAGAAAGTTAAACCAACAAGAAGCAAGAATCTTAGAGATACCTTGGCCCTTGGAAGAAGGCTGGTTAGAACTCCGCAGAGAAATTTCTCCGTATAAACTCAAATTATTGCAAACTGCACGAATCACCAGGAGACTTCCCTTGAATCCTTGGTTCTACGGCTTCTTCAAAGAACAAGAACCATCCCCCTGTATAACAATATATCCATAAAACTTCACAGAACGAACCAGAATCAATTTTAACTAGAAATAGCTACCTACGTACCAACCTACCTTAGATCGTCGATCCTGAGCCGTTACAAAGAGAAATAGGAATAGTTCTGACAATGATCCACAAGAAACGCACACTAAGTCCAAAAGAAACGACTCACGAACTATTCCAGTCTATCGGAACAGACACCGCGGGAGTGATCCTTACCAGCTATCACTACGACAATATGTAAATATGAAACATCAAGGGAACTAATTCCTTGAAACAATTGTCTAAGAATACAAATCGGAAGAACTCTAAACGAGGTAGACCGGTTGTACTGTGTCGCTGGTGTAGATCACATGACATAGCGTTCGACGTATCCTTCCTTGAGAAGGATCAAGTACATACATCGCTTGTTTGCGAAGCATGTCATGTATTGTTCAAGAAAACATTCGCAACCAATAATTATAAGTATTTGAAATATAACTAACTATGGCAAACGAAAGTCATCTGCAAATTGAAAAATTTGTACAACAATCTGGTTTACAACTGCTAGAAAAACAAGCACTTGGATTCTACACCCGCGCAGCGCTACCCAATCGAATCATTGCTGACACTGATCAAACAGTGATTGGTACTGTCCTGGCTAACTCAGGACTGGCCTTGGTTCGTAACACACATCATCGCGCAGGAGCCGCGATAGTAGGCGGAAATAGCTATACTGTCGCTGGTTCATTACTTTGCCTGGCAACCAACACCAACGGTATTAAGATCGATCTAGGTGGTGGTACAGCAACGATTGGTGCGGGTAGCACGATCAATTACAAACTTCTTACGGCAACAACGGTTGCTTCATCCAACGTCACTTCTCTGACGGCAACAGCCTCGGCTACGACAGTAATTATCAAGGTAGATATTGAAGGCTACCTGAAATGTACTAATTCAGGTTCTTTGATTCTTCGCTTCGCCGAACAGGCTAACTCTACAGGCGTTGTGGTTTATGCCGGATCATGGCTTGAAACGATGCGGACTTACTAATGGGGACATTGGCGGATAATCAACGTCGCATCATGCGCACAAATTTCAATAATATCCAAAAACGTGAATTGATGGAATTAACCGAATTTATCTCGCCTAACATGGTGATGACCACGGCAAATACCGTTACCGTCGTGGGAAACGTTAAATTCAATGTGGATGAATTGCAATTTGCCAATGATAATTTTAATGGCGGCCATCCCGTTTTAGGTGGATCGAAGTATCTTCTTCGAGGTACTTTATTCACAAGTACCTCAGCCACCAACGGGATTGCGTTGGATTTCAACAACAGCACAGCGACAACAACGAATGTCCGGTTAAACGCAGGTTTTTTCACCGCCAATACTTTCGAATCATTTCAGACTACTGCGCTGGCCACAAACTTTGCTTCTGCTCCCCTAGCCAGCGTTATTCGTGTCGATATTGTTGCGGTATTTAATTGTACCAGTTCTGGGAACATTGGTTTACGTTTTTGTGAATCGGGATCAGCAACGGGTGCAACCATCTTGCAACATTCTCATTTAAGTTTAATGCGGGTATCTTAAGGACAAGATACAATATAACATGGATGTGTGGTCAAAGGATAAGCGTAATCTGTAAGAGTACGATGAACTGACAGGAAGTCTATCGTCTATTCTTTCGCAAGCCGATTTAAATAATCCGCAAACATTTTACAGATTGCCACCACTATGAGAATAAGCGAACAAGCGATACAGCTTCTAAAAGAACTAGAAGGATTCCGATCCGCAGCTTACAAAGATTCTGCAGGAGTCCTCACAATCGGATACGGTACAACCGGAGACTGGATTACTAGCCAATCGAAGGTGACAAAAGAAGATGCTGATAAGCTCTTAAGAAAACATGTATTACTTTGTGAAGCCGCACTAAGTAATAACGTAAAAGTTAGTCTTGATCAAAATGAATTTGATGCGTTATGTTGTTTTATTTACAACATAGGTGTGCAAGAATTCAAGGAATCAACACTGCTTGAACTGCTTAACCAAGCACACTACGATAAAGTACCCGCGCAACTTCGCCGGTGGAATAAAATAAAAAGAAATGGTATCCATGTCGTTGACAAAGGACTGGTTAATCGTCGTGAAAAGGAAATCATATTGTGGAATCAGACACCACCAACGATTCTGCAACAAACTCAGAATTGGCTGAACAACGCATTCAGCCTCTTAAAGAAAATAAAATGAAAGATTACAAAAGCAGGAAGTGGTTACTTACCTGCTTTTCTTTAGTGGCCCTTACGGGCCTTTTATTATTTAATAAACTTTCTGGCGATCAGTTTGTCGATGCCTACTGCTGGGTACTTGCCGCTTATCTCGCTGCGAATGTAGGGTATAATTTTACAAGAAAATAACTATGGCAACTGCACGATCATTTATTACCGAAACATTTACCGGAGCCGCATCGATAGGACAAAATGTCCTGGAAGTACGCGGTGACAGCGCCTTTAAATTGAAATATTTAGCTATTCAAATCACTGGAAATTTTAGCGGCACGATCCGCCTTGAAACATCAATGCCCAATGCTAACACGTGGGCACTGGTGCAAAACGGCACGTTCACATTAGCCGGAACAGACGGAATATCGACGATCGCTCAGGTTGCGGCCGACGAAGATGTTCGACTCAATTGCACAGCACTTGCCGCTGGCACAGCTAACTGTGTTGTCAGAGTTATGAATTAATGGCTAAAATTGATTCGTGGATGAACATCACCGATGTTATCCAGCAAATTAACACTATTGTTCCACCTATGGTGCCCGATATTGTTGCCGCTTCCAGTGGAATATTGAAATTTGCACGAACCACAGCGGATCAAGTAGTCGGTAATTCTACCGCTTTAACAGACGCTACCAGTTTAGTAGTTAATGTAACCCCAGGCACATATTACTTAAAAGCAGTGCTTGGTTATAATGTAACCATTCTAGCAGGTGTCCGGCAGGCTTTAGGGGGTACTGCGGGTACATCCAATATTAGCATCAATCACCGCCTCTATAATTATTCTTCAGCTGGTCTTGCTGCTGTGTCTCACATCTCCGTATTAACCACTGTCCTTGGGGCGGTAAGTATTGGTTCATCCATTGCAGGAGAGATTGAGGGTATCTTGGATATTACAACAAGTGGAACATTAAAAGTTCAATTTGCTAACCAAGCTGCTCTTGGAAACACAACATTACAAACAGGCAGCTACTTACTGTATGCGAAATTAAACTAACATGGCTTTAATCCCATCGACAGTTTCTACTACAGACGTGACCAATCAAATCAATGCGCAAGTTCCTTCATTGATTTCAGCGGCAAACGGCGTAGTAAAAACCGTATCAAATGCAATAAATCAAACCGTCACAAACAGCTCAACATTAGTTGACGCAACAGGTTTGAGTTTCAACGTCACTCCGGGAACTTATTATATTCACGCAGTACTCGGTTACACAGTCGCATCACTTCAAGGGGCTAAACAGGCTTTAGCTGGTACAGCTACGATCACCACAACGAGCTTATCTCATAAGCTGTTTAGTCTTAACACAACGAGTCTCATAGGGGTTTCTCGTGTCACCAACCCGGCTACTGCGCTTGGTGCAGCGCCTGCTGGTGTTACGGGTATGCTCGGAGAAATTGAGGGCACAATGGTTGTCACGGTCTCTGGAACCATCGTTGTGCAATTTTCTGGTCAAACAGCCACACCAGTAAGTGACACTACTTTATTGGCAAATAGTTATTTGATCTATACTAAACTATCATGATTTGGATTATATTAGGATTGTTATTAATTATGGCGGGAAACACTTTACTTGCGGCGTACAAGAAACGGCAATTTACAGAGCCAGAAAATCCAAATCAAGGTTTAAACGAATTTTATGATTTCGTTGGTCCTACGACTGTAACAGACGACGGCGGCACGCGATTCTATACTTTGCATGGGGTCCCTTTTCGAGGAACAACGGACGTTGCCGCAACATCTTCTATCTCAGAAGGAACTCTTATTGAGGGAGGTTACGCAGGCAATTTACGCGTTCGTCTTCTAGGTCAAGAAATAATTGAAATGCACACGGCAAGCCAGTTTTATTTGCCAAATCAATTTACCCGGCTTCAGATGTTTCTTCGTCTTGGCGCAGCAACAGATTTACACTCAGCGTGTCTGTACGGGTTTAACGCTTCTGGTGCTACGTCAGCAACCGGTATGCGCGCATTAGGTGGTGCGTTACTTTTCACGTATGCGTTTTATAGAGATTTGACTATTTCAAATAACTGGATGGTAATTTATCAAACTGGTGAGGCTTTTATATTTAATAGGGTCATTACCACTGTTCCAATAACAAATGCACCGACACTTCTGCGTCTTGAGTGTGTTGGCACAAATATTTATTACTATATAAATAATACGTTAGTCCACACTGCTACAAATGTGTATTTTGACGCGACTGGTGGCACGGCTATTCAGATCAATATGGCTGGTGACGACCCCACGGCATTTACTGACACCAATTTAGACGCCATTAAAATTACGCAGTTGTACGATAGCCCACGCTCTTTTGTCTAATGACGCTTAATTCTACACAAGATCGGACTCTACTTCGCCGCGCACTCAATAAAACGGGAGGTGGTGGAGTAGGCACGGTTACTAGTGTGGATGTTGATGGTGGGACTACAGGATTAACTACAACCGGCGGTCCCATAGTCAATGCAGGTGTCATTGTCTTAGATGGCATCCTAAACGTTGTTAATGGCGGCACTGGTAATACAACGGGGCAACCTTCCGGCAGTGCAGGGGGCGATCTATCCGGATCATACCCTAACCCCTTAATAAAAACAAATCTTAAAACAGGGGAGATAGCCGGATCATTTGATGGTGGTGGTATTGTAGTTACAGTAAATAGCAACGCTACAGTGCAAATCAATTTTGATGGAACGATCTCGTCGGTAACCATGTTATCAGACCAGGTTGGCAACGCTGTTGTTGATGTACAAAAAGCTACCTACGCCAGTTATCCGACTTTCTCATCGATCACAGCGGCAGCGAAACCAACCCTGACCGCTTCTAATAAATCATTTGATAATGTACTAACAGGTTGGACCACAACATTCAGCACAGGAGATATCTTTAAATTTAATGTTAATTCCTGTTCTTCAATCACAAAACTCCTCTGTTCATTAAATATTACTAGGACGTAATGACCACTCAAACCTGGACAACGAACGTAGATCATACGACCGATGCTGGTTTCCGCGCGTGGGGTAGTGAACTTAGTTCCAAGTTTCTTGCAGCCGGGCTGACGCAAACCGCAGATACCGGGCAAGTTAACTGGGTAACTGTTCTTCGCCCGGCCATCAACACAGATGGCGGCTACGAAGTGTGGCGATTTAATGACACACAGCAAGCCACCGCTCCAATCTTTATTAAAGTGTTCTATGGAACTGCTGGAACAGCAACGTTTCCTCGTATACGTATCCAGGTGGGAACTGCGTCGAACGGCACGGGCACGGTGTCCGGCACGGGTAGTGCGAACACAATCACCATCACCGCTAATACAGCCATATCAGCTGTAACAAACTATGTATCCTATCTATGCTACGCACCTGGATTTCTAGGTCTTTCGTGGAAAGTAGGCGGTACTGCAACAGCCAATGAACACTACGCGTTATTTGCTATTGGTCGATCCACTGACAGCACTGGCGTTCCCACAGCAGACGCAGCCTGTGTTTATGTAAGTAACACGTCAGTCAATCAAATCCCCTTGCAATACAGTTGCAGCTATCTAACCACAACGCTGTATGGCGGAGCTGGATTGTTGTCTTACAGCCTCGTGCACTATGCCGCAACCAACTCGCTCGTTGGCGGTACAGCTCAGGTGTATAAGCATTACATGATTACTCCGCGTGTACGGCCAAACCTTTATTGCTTAACAACCGTGTTAGCTGAGGTCGCTGTTAATTCTCAGTTCACCGCAACAACGATCGGGGTGACCTCTAGGAATTATTTAGTTGTTACTAGGAATGCTGCGGGCCTGGGTTCCACTCAAGGTACTCACGGGTTCGCGTTTCTCTGGGAGTAATGTATGGCCGATTTACTCACTGCCCCTGATAACGAAACCGCTGTTGCGGACTATGAAATGAACGGTGCTGTTCAAGTTGCAGCAAATTCTGTTTATACGGTTTGGCCTCTTTACATTGCACCAGAGAATTATATTGACTATATCATAACACGAAGTTTTGCTTACGCCACATGACCGACATTGATTTAAAAAGTACTGATCAAAAAGAAAAACTTCTTTGTCTATATGCACTTGGCTACGGCGACCCTCAAGTTTGTAAAGAGTTAGAAATTTCCAAAGAACAATTCGATAAACGTTGCCGAGAAGATGAAAAGTTTCGTTTTTTGGTTTCCTTTGGCCGAACGTTAGCACTAGCTTGGTGGGAAGATTTATTGCAAAAGACTTCCCAAGGAATTGGAAAAGGTAACGTTCAAGCGATCAAAATGATTATGCAAAATCGCTACGGTTGGACGGATAAATCAGAAACAAATTCCATTGATCAATTAAATGTTGAAGGCATGACCCGTGATGAAGCGCTGCAAAAACTGCGCGATCTTCAACCACGAGTTGTCGAATTGATTGAAAATAAACAGCGCGCAGCGAAAGCGTAACCAGCCATGGACCCTAAACGTATAAGGAAATACGTACAAGAGTTTGATAGGCAAGAAATAAAACGTCTTGCTAACACCGCTCAAGATTTAGAGTATGTAATCAAGCTAGTAGAACACATAGAACACCTGACTGACTATTCAGGACATTTGAAATGGTTTCAACCAGATACTCCCTTATCCATTGATAATTATCCTCGTCACAAATTGTTTTTCGATGCAACAAAAGACTACCGAGAACCTTTGTTTCTAGCCGGCAACCGTGTGGGTAAGTCAATGGCTGGCGGTATATGCGCAGCCTCATGGACAACGGGTGTATATCATGATTGGTGGCAAGGCCGCCGATTCAATAAAAATGTAAAAGGATGGGTTTGCGCTGATCGAAATAATACGTTTAAAGAATCGGTGCAAGAAATTCTTTTAGGCAAGCCAGGAAGTTTAGGCACTGGCATGCTGGCCGTATCAAAAGGAAACTCACCAGGGATCGTCGATTTTACCTCAAAACCTAACACGGGTGGAATGGTTGATTCGATCATTATTAAAAGTGAAGTGTCTAAGCAACACAGTGTTATTACCACGCGTACTTACGAACAAGGTGCAAAAGCATTTTACGGTGCGAAGCTGGATTTTGCGTGGATGGATGAAGAATGCGAACAGTTAATCTACAACGAAACATTGATGCGGACGATGACTACTGGCGGTTTGGTTATTATGACCTTCACGCCACTGCACGGAACAACACCGCTAGTAACAGAATTTAAACGAACCGCAGTGAATTTAATTGATGGAACTAACGCTGATAGAGATGAAAAGCGGCGTTGCATTGTTCAGGCTGGATGGGCGCACGCTCCTCATTTAGGCGAAAAAGACATCGAAGACATGAAGGCGTCTACGCCTCCTCATCTCCTCGACGCCCGCATGAACGGCAATCCGACCATGGGATCAGGTAACGTCTACCCGCTCCCACGATCCATGATCCAAATGAATCCTATTCCGATCCAGCCCTTCTGGAAAAAATTAAGTGGGTTGGACGTGGGTTTTCGCGTCACTGCTGCGGTTTTTGGTGCGTACGATGTGGATAATGATATTATTTATATTTACGACGAATACTACGGCGAACAACAAAATCCCGCCTCTAACGCCGCGGCAATCCGCCATCGAACCGGTAAATGGATGCCAATCATGATTGATCCAGCTTCCCGCCAAAGATCGCAAGTGGATGGTACAAAACTGATCATGGAATATCGTAAAGAAGGGCTCGATGTACGCCCCGCTGACAACGCAGTCGAAGCCGGTATCTTTGCTGTATGGCAACGATTACAGACAGGACGATTGAAAATATTCAGCAATTGTCAAAATTTATTGCGTGAATACGAAACCTATCAACGTGATCTCGATGGGAAAATTAAAAAAGTCGATGATCATGAACTCGACGCGACACGGTATTTAGTCATGGGTCTGGAACATGCAAAATTTCAACAGACTAAAGACCCTTACGCTGGCTATGAATATAAGAACCCTTACTCTTTTTAAATTATGAATGAATTAGAAGAACAAGAAACAATCGTTGAAGAAATTTCCGTAGAAGAACTGCAACGACTGGCTGAAGAGGCAAAACAACAGCGTCAAGAAGAGCTGGAAGATTTAGCTAAACAAATTGAGAGTAAGTTTAATATTGATGCTTCACGTCGTTCCCGAAAAGAACAGGAATGGTATACCGCAGAGCGATTGATTCTCGGATCAGCATACCGGGCATTTAATCGGTGGGGTTCTACAGATCGTCCTTTTACTACGGGCGATGATGGTCGTGATTCAGCGGACAAACCAGAACACAATATCGTCCGTCCGAAACTTGAAATTGCCAAAGCCCAGTTGGAAATGCTGCAATTTGGTGCGGGTAGCGACAAGAATTTCCAGATCAAAGCAAAACAACGTGCGGAAGACTATTCCAAGCTACAAGATCAGCCGGCACTTCAACCGGATGGAATGACTCCCATGCAGGGTCCTGACGGCCAGCCTATGACGGTTGGTCAGTTAGTACAGCTTGCGAACTCCGAAGAGGAAGAATCTGCTAAACAAATGGACGAGGAAGTTTTCTGCCAATTATCCAATTGTGGATACGGCAAGAAAATGCGTGATGGCATGGACGACATGTTGCTTTATGGGTCAGCCGTATTTCGTGGCCCAATCAACAATGTTAAATGTAGCAAGCTACGCAGTAAGATGCAGACCAGCGAAGGTAAAACAATCTGGGTCACTTCTTACTCAGAAACCCCTTCACCAGATTTTGAACGCATTAATCCCTGGCTATTTTTTCCGGACCATCGTGCATTATGCATTGAAGATGCAGAACACTGTACCGTTTGCCATATTCTAACAGCCAAGCAAATGCGCCATCTCACTAAGCGAGATGGGTTTTTAAAAGATCAAATTACTGAACTGTTAAAACAAAAAGCAGCTGCAAATTACTATCCAGATTTTCGTTCTCGCGCAGCGGCTTACGACAATACCGATTATCTTGATGGTAAATATGTTGTCTTAGAGTGGCACGGCATAGTCAGTCGCGATGAATTAGACCGTCTCAATATTGAGCCTCCTTATGAAAATCCTCACGATGTTTATCGCGCAGAGATTTGGGCTTGCCAAGGTAAAGTTATTTTTGCTTCTCTGGAAATGCTTGAAGCAGATGATGATTTACCTATTGCCCATTCCACATGGGAAAAAGACCCCTCCAATTTCTTTGGCTTTGGGGCTATTTTAATCCGGGACCCGCAACGGGTTGTGAATAAAACGTATCAAATGATCCTTGATAATGCGGGCTTGGTGGCTTTACCGCAGGCAATAATTAACAAGGAAATGGTTAAGCCGATTGACGGAAAACCAGAAATAACCCCAGGTAAAGTTTGGTACTCGGAGTATCCAAATGGCAAAGCTGGCGACTTCGTAAATTTTTTTACTCCGCCCATAGCCTTGGAGGAACTGTCTGCCGTTCTCCAAATGGCAAAAGCCTTTGGGGACGAAGAGTCCATGATTCCTTTGATTCAAGGCGGCCTAGGTGATCCTCAGCTAGGAGATACCGGTGCCACTGGCCTCGCCATGGTTATGAAAGCATCGACCTCGGTTCTTAGCAGTAAAGCCAGAGATTGGGACGACAACATTACTAAAAAAGTTGTCTGCTGGTTCTATGAATGGAATATGCAATATTCCGAAAAAGAAGAGATCAAAGGCGATTACGATGTTGATGTCCAAACCAGCACAAGTTACCTCAATGTACTCCAAGGACAACGTGACCTAGAACGCTTGTGTCTCGAATACTCTCAAAATGAGATGTTGCACGACATTTTAAATGGTGACGAGCTATACCGCGCTCGACTGATTTCAATGAATATTCCTTACGACTTAATTGTCCGGAGCAAAGAAGATATCGACCGAATCCGGCAAGCTCGTGCTCAGAACCAACAGCCTAATCCCGATGACATGAAGGCACAAGCCGCCATGATCGTGGCTCAAGCTAAACAGATGGATGCGGAAAATACAGCAAAACAAATTGAATTTGATTCAGCGCAAGGCTTCCAGCAAGCACAAATGGACCATAAAGAAAAGATGGCCCAGTACCAAGTTCGCGATAATGAACAGGAAGCTAGACGCTATGAGGCGGAAATTCAACGCGAAATTGAAATGATTAAACATCAAGATCAGATGGATAATCAACGAATGGAAACAGTTCGTAAAGCAACTGAAACCAATCAAAAAATCTCAACAGACAAATTTAAAGCAGGGATAAAGGCCGTACAAGATCAACAGAAATTAAATCTAGAAGATCGAAATACCAAGGTTAAAGAACGCGAAGCTGATAAGGTCGCAAAAGACGGAAAAGGATGGTAATGGACACGTATTCCAAGGACTGGCAAGAACTAACAGATAAGATTAATGAACGACTAGGAATCCTCTATAAGTCGTTGAAATTTGGTAACAAACACAATCAATACGCCGATACAGCTGAACGTTACGAAAACATCGGATTTATTCACGCCCTAGAATGGGTTTTAAAACTTCCAGAAAATCAAGGATGATATAAATGGACAATCAAGAAAATCTAACAGAAGAACAACGACAAGAATTATTCGATGGATTTGTAAAGAAATTTCAGGGAACTAATTCTGAAGAAACATTGTCTAATAGTGTAAATCAAGAATCTGAATCCGTTGTTAATAATTCGACGGAATCGATTCAAGAAAAAGAAACTACTCCGGACACTCTCCCCGAGTCAACTGAAAAAACCGAAGAAAATAAACCAGACGATCCACAAGCCTTTCTTGAAAGCCTTGCTCCGGATGTTAAAGAAAAAGTTCTCGGTTTAATCAAAGAACGTGACCACTACAGTCAACGTGACCTGCGATTAAGGAATCAAGTTTCCGCAATTGATCGTAGGCTCCAACAGGAGCGTTTACAGCGCGCTGATCTTGAGAAAAAGCTAGCCTCAGTTCAGCCCAGCGACCCTCCTACAAAAGACAAACTTCCGCCAAAACTCCAACAGCTGGCCGAAGTAGACCCGAATATTGTTGAAGCGCTTAATGAGCACAAGCAATTAATCGAACAAGAGCTGCACGCCAAGTTCGACAAAATGCTTGAAACTCAAGTCAAACCGATCTACGAAACCCGAGAACAAGAATATCAAAATCGAATCATTAGCGACCTGGATACCTCGGTCCCTAATTGGCGCGATGCCATTTATGAAATGGAAAATGGACAACCGAAAGTTGATCAGAAATCGGGAGTTCCATTTTATAACAAATATTGGGTTGAATTCGTAAACGATTTACCGCCACGCGCACGAGATTCCGTACTGCAAATTGACAGTACAGATCAAGCACTCTGGGCACTAAATCAATTCGGTCAATGGGCAACGAGCAGGTATGGTCAGCCGGAACAAACCCCCGCTGCGGATACTTCGCAAGCCGATGCCATACAGCGTAAGCGCTCCCAAGACCTCAAAAAACAGCCTGTAAAAGTCTCATCGATTCCAGCAGCTATTTCCACAGAAGATAACCCAGATTCTGAAGAATGGAAGCAGTATGCTTTTAATGAAGCGATGAAAAGACTTAAAGGCGAAAAATCAAAACTATATAAGTAAAATAACAAGGTAAAACATGCCAGGTCCATTTACAACGTATAGTGATATTTTACCGCGTACTAATGTTTACGCAGAAGCGCGGTTTCTATCACATGCGATCCCTAACCTGGTTCTAGAACGTTATGCAAAGAGCATGGCACTTCCTAAGAACCGCACCGCCACTATCAAATTCCGTCGTGCAATCCCATTCGACGTAAGCACCACTCCTCTCCAAGAGGGCGTTACACCGCCAGCACAGGGCATTCAGTTTGAAGACGTGTTTACCAGCATCAAGCAATTCGGTGCATGGGCTGCAATTACCGACGTAATTCAGCAGATTCACGAAGACCCTGTTCTCGATGAAGTTGTCGATCTTTCGTCTGAGCAGGCTGCACAAACCCGCGAACTTTACAGTTGGGGTCAATTCCAGGCGGGTACGTCGGTGTTTTACAGCTCTACTACACCAAACCCAACCCTTCGTACGCAGGTTAATGCACCTATTAACCTTCAAATTCAGCGTCGGATTGAAACGTTCCTGGAACGCCAGTATGCGAAGAAAATTACTCGCATGCTCAAACCTTCGCCAGATTATGGCACCGAGCCTGTTCCAGAAGCCTATGTAGGTATTTGTCACACAGACGTTAAGCCCGATCTTTATGACATGGCTAACTTCGTGCGTGGGGAGAAATACGCTTCGGGTTCACCAGAACCTTATGAAGTTGGTAAATCGGAAGGTGTGCGTTACGTAGCATCGGCCTTCCTTCAGCCTTTTGCTTCAGCAGGTTCCGCCACGTTGAACGGCATGCGTTCTACCAACGCTGTCAACGTTGACGTTTATTCGATTCTTTATTTCGGCCAAGAAGCTTTGGGTGTTGTTCCACTCAAGGGCATGAACGATGTTCAGATCGGTATCCGTAACCCTGGTCAGATGGGTAAAGACTCTGGCGATCCACTGGGTCAGCGTGGTTATGTCGCATGGAAAATGTGGCACGCCGCTTTGATTCTTAATCAAAACTGGCTCGTGCGCGCTGAAGTTGGCGCTACGGCGTAATAGGAGAATCATATGGCTACTATTGAATCTGATCTACTAAAAGCCCGTACCGTCATGCGTTGTTCAGTTGATGGTGCGGAAGAGCAATTTTCCGCTACTGTAAAAATCCCCGTTGGCCAAGTTATCGCTTTAAACGATGTGCTTGCAATCGGTTTCATCGGCGCAGGACAACAGGTAACTGAAATCCGCGTATTCACTGACGATCTAGACGACGGCACCACTATGGTGTGGGACGTGGGTTATCAGAAAGTATCACCAGGTACAGGTTACGCCGGCACTAATACATCCGGTGATGCCATTGACTATGGTATTGACACGGGTGTTACCGGCGTTTCGCCTGCATCTGATGTTAACTGGTACTCATCCGGCGCTACTTTCGGCCGCGCTGCAGGTTGGTCTACTTTGACTCTAAACACTGACGATACTAGTCAGCCGCTAGGTCTTGTGGGTCCAGCTCGTATTGTTGCTACACAAACTGCGGCTACGCCGGTACAGACAAACGCTTCACTTGTTGATCGTTATGTCCGGTTCCAGTTCAAGATCGTACGTGACCGTCGTCTACAGAATATCTTCGCTGACCGCGGTGGTTATTCTTAATTATTAAATAAGGACTTTGAACCCGTCTCTGAAACATGGGACGGGTTTCTTTTTCATGGAGAAGAAAATAATGGCTCGACCAAGTAAAAACGATCAAAACCAAAAAGATTTTTTATCAGCAGCTTCGGATGACACATTAGCTGAAATTGCTGCAATTTTTAACGTTGAATTTCCCGAAGACATTTCACGTGAAGATAAAGTAAAACTTATTGCCAGTGCAAAAAAGAAAAATACAGAATTTGCACAGCAAATTAAGCTTGAAGATGGAGTGACGATGGATTGCCCAAAAGGCCATGCCATTGTTCAAATTGACCCACCACAGGGCATTGAATGGGGCCAAGTAAGCCGCGCGACATTTATGCTGGCTGTGAATGGAGAATTGTGTGTCGGCCGCCGCGGTGTGCCGGTGTGCATTAAAGAAAAATATTTAGAAGTATTGAAAAACGCTGTCCGTATCGTGCGAGAACAAAGTCCCGCTGACATTGGCGATCCTTCTCGTGACATACCTTGGAAAATTACAAGTCGAAAAGAACATGCAGAAAACTTTCGTGTTCTCGCACATAACCCAGATCACGACGCCTTAGAAAAGGCCGAACGTGAACTTGTTGCCGGCGCTGAACGCCGCGCACGAGCTAAATTGCAGCAAGAAACCTTAAAAGACACACTATTTGATAAATTGACTGGTGCTTAATTAAATGACTTATCTCGAACTTGTCCAGCAAGCAATGAAAGAAGCGGGGATTACTTCGACCAACCCCGCACCTGGGACTTTGGTTGGTGTGACGGGTATCGTAGATCGGTTTAAAGGTTGGGTTTCACAAGCATGGTTAGACATTCAGCTTGAAAACGACGATTCAGAATTCCGTAAATCCTGGTTCAGCACGACATTAAATCCACGTTTTTATTTTGATTTGGCTGCGACCGATTGGATCGAAGCACCTGTTGCATCGGTAATTGAAGGTGATGTGACAGGTGCTACTTTTACGGTCACGTCGGTGATTATCTTGAACGGTGGATTGTTTTCTGACGGTACTGCTCAGGGATTTATTGAATTTACGAATCCTACTGGTGCTCCGATGATTCGTGAAAATCTGCGAATTCAAGGTACTAACACATACGTCGGTCGATTTGTTAAATGGGGAGATTATCGTCTCACCGATCAAGATGAAATGGGTGTGTCGTACATTTCTGATTTAGAAGATATTTGGTGGGAGTCGCTGAAAATTCAATCGATCCCTGGACCTAATGAAAATCTAATGAATGAAACTCCATTGCCCTACATGGACTATTCAAAGTTCATGCAGAGTTACGATACCGGTATGTTAACGCCAGGCAGACCAATTTACGTCACTGAAACTCCTGACGATGGTGTACGGCTTGCGTTCTATCCACCCTTAGATAAACCATATAGTATCCAAGGCTTTTACATACGTGACGTAACACAATTAATCAATGACGACGATACACCCGAAGAATTAAAACAGCTTTATCATCCAATGATCTTTTGGCGTGCAGTGATGTATTACGGTCAATATGAAATGCAGCCTGCGATCCAACAGGAAGCCCAAACCCGTTATACTGTTTATAAAAAACGATTAGATCGCGAGGGTGACTTACCTGTCGTTTTCCGGCCTATGCGCATGTACGACTACGGATACTATTAATGGCTAATCCACAGAGCGGATACAATCCACCAGACGTTATACCTCTACACGGCGGGCTTGATCTTCAAGCGGCTCGGTTTGCTGTAACGCCTGGAACATTACAAGATTGCCTGAACTATGAAACATTTGGTATTTCAGGCTATTCGGTTATGGAAGGCTTTGAACCCTACGATGGGACTTTGCCTTGTTATGTGCAGGATTGTGTTTATGCTACTCGTTCTACTGGTGCAGGTAATTTCACACTCGGTGAAAACTTATCGGTAAACGGTAAGATATTTGGTCGGTGTGTTAACTGGAATAACTCCAATAGAATTGGATATCTTTTAACAGATATCACCTTATCTCCCAATATTGGAGAAACAATCACTGGCGAAGAGAGTGGAGCAACGCTTGCGGCAGCAGCTGGTGGTATCCGTCGTGCATCAAAATACTATACTACAGCAAATGATTTTATCAATGCACGGGATGTATTCTATACACAAATTAGTGCAGACAAGCAAAGCATTTTTCCTTTTGTTTCATACGCAAAGAACATAACGCCGCACGGGCTACATTGGTTTAATGGCCGACTCTATGCCATTGTTGATCATTACCAAGTGTCTTTTAACAACGGAAGTAGTCAAATATTTCCAGGCGATCACATTACTTTTGATAGTGATGGACAAGACGCCATAGTTTTAGACATAACAATCACCAGCGGATCGTGGGGTAACGGTGATGCAGCTGGCAATATCCTTGTAAAATTCACAGAAGATACGCACAGCAATTCGACAGCAGGCGGAGGATTCATTGACATTGTTCGTCCTAATGGTTCGGTGGCCACGACAACAATCAACAACGCTGCACGTGTTGAGGATGTTCAAGTGATTAATTCGTGGGGTGCAGGAATTTACTACACCAACTACGATTTTGATCTACTACCATCGAGCATCGACGAACAAACTAATTTCCTGACCACGAATCGACGGTGGTACCCGCTCGACATGGGCTGGCAGGTGACATTTAAAACAGATCAGGATTGCGATGGCACAGGCATTCCAACGGTCAAACGTGGGTTTAACTATACAGCAATTTACGGTGATGCAACACCAATTGAAGATTTTGCATCAACTCAAATTCTCCAAGGTCCTTATACAATCGCTGCCCCTTTAGGTCCTGGTTCAAGTACGAACGACGGCGTAAGTTCACTGTCTACGATTCTTGGTGACAACAGCGACGTAACGTGGGTTGGATATACCCCAACTTCTGGTGCAGATGTACAAACCTCGGGATTTGCCATCGTCAATGGGTTTGACTTTTCTGCTATTCCTGAGAATGCAACGATTACTGGTTTTGAATCCACTGTGCGTATTGGAGCCGACCCTACGTCCGTCGGCCAGGAAGGTTGGGGTCGGGTAACCTTAAGTCTTTACGGAACTACTCTGGCCAATTTAGGCGTATCGCAAGATAAATCGCAAAACTATACTCCTGCTGTATATGCCATTGAACAATATAATTTAGGTGGTAAAACAGATCTATGGGGCTTAGACGGTATTCCCTCTGCCTTACTTATCCAGGCGTTCCAGGACTCTACTTTCGGAATTAAATTTACGATTGCAAATAACCGAACTGGCGGAGGAGATAACAAAAATACTCGACTTTATTACATGTCGTTAAAGGTTTATTATCGTATTCCTGTCGATAAGTTGTACGCGCACGAGCCTTCAACGAATGAAGATTTAGAAATTGAAATTCCTTATTATTTCTTAGAAGCAGGTCAGTTTGCACCTCCATCTTCTGATTTAGATGGCTCGGGTACACTGGTTATCTACGACATTACTCCATTAGACGCCACGACTGGGATTGGATCAGTCCCGTCTACCAATCAAACCATCCTTACAGGTCGGGAGATACGTACCGCCCGCGATGGTGGTGGCGATTTAATTTGCAAAGTAACTTCTGACATGCGCGCACAGATGTTACCGACTTTTCAGGAGATGAAAGACAGCAACAAACAATTTGTTGTCTACAACGCTAATTTTTACGCGCAGGATTCACAAGATGCTTTCTATGGTGCCTCCGGCAATAGTCCGGCTTTTCAATACGACGGTGCTTACTTTTTCTTCTATCGCACTGAGCTGGCCTATGCCGACGATATTCCTTCTCATGCTGCTTATCACCGAGGCCATAATTGCTTAGGTTACGACACGGGATCGGTCATTGTTTCGTTCCCGGGAGAACCTACTAATTTTAATTCAGTAGATGGATCAACACAATACGCAACGGGTGATCGCGTCACTAATCTACTGTCTTTAAACGGTACAGCTTTAGGTATTTTTTGTGAGAGTTCCATTCATGCGTTAACTGGCAATGTCCTAGTCGCCACAGAAAATAATGACGCGGTAATGCAGGTTATCTCTCCGTACAGCGGAGCGATTGACTACACAGCGAAAGACTGCGGTATTCCAATCTTTGCCGACTTCCGCGGTATAAGCACGATCGAAACTACCGACAAATACGGGGACTTTGACAATGGTCGAATCAGTTACAAAATTACTCCCTTCTTAACAGAACGAGTCAATAATAAATTTGCTTATCAAGCAAAGAACCAAAGAATTCTTTTTGCGGCTGTAAGTCGTAATAAAAACCAATATCGCCTGTATTGTGCTGATGGGATCATTATTACGTGCAGTTTGCCGACAGGCGAACGCGGCTACGAATTTACCAAACAAAAATATACCTACACAACACACGCAGATTGTTTAGTTCCCGTGTGTGTCACCACTGGCGTAACTCGTTCAGGGGTGGATGTGGTGTTTGCCTCATTTAAAATTCTTCCTGACGATGACACTAACGTGGCTGATCCTTCCGAGCCTGAACGAGAAACGTTTGTGTATCGGCTAGATCGAGGATCGCGCTTTGGCAGTGCAGGAATTCGACATTTTGCACGAATTAACTTTATGTCTTTAAGTCAACCGAATGATTTTGATTTACTAAGAAATATTCGTTTTGAACTGCTGACATATAACTACTTGAACAACTTAATTCGCATTGCTGCTGATTATCAAGAATATCCTTCAACCACACATCAACTGCTCATCGATCCTGTATTGAACACAGTGCGGGTTGATCGGGAGTCTTCTTATGTTGTTGCGAAAGTGGCAGCCAGAGGAACCACACTCGGCATCGAGATCAGCGGAGAGCACGTTTATCCGGGCCATGTACTTCAAGCCATGATGGCGGAATACGCCTCTGGTCGTACTCAACAAGGTGCTTCACCGTCACAGACAATGAAATAATATGCCTATTATAAACGAAAAAAATCCTCAAAACACCAACAATTCGCAAAGTAATTCCAGTGGAACTTATGGTTCGGGTTATCAATACAATTCAAATATTGGTAATGGCCAATTGCCTCCTAATTTCTGGGGTGCGGCGAACAAAGCCTACGTTCGTCAACCGACCCAGGAGGAAATGGTTGATTCACAATTAAATCGTATCACTGCCCAAAATTCTCCCTTTATTCAACAGGCTCGCAATCAAGCCATGGCCGCAGCCGCAGGTCGAGGGCTTGGCAACTCATCGTATGCTGCTGGTAATGCCCAGGCTGCGGCAATTCGATCAGCAATGCCCATGGCACAACAGAATGCGACAGCTTATTCGCAAGCTGCGAGTGAAAACCAGAACTGGCTAAATCAACGAGATATTAACTCTGAAAACAATGCCACATCGCGAGCCAATGCTTCCAATGCGAATCAAACGCAGAAGTCCATTGCAGAGCTTCAAGCCGCTGCGGCGTTACAGCGTCAGCGTGAAGACCTAGCTTATAACGGCGAACAAGCCGGATTAGGCCGCGCGTTTAATCAATTAATGGCGGATCGTGGGCAAGGGTATAACCTGCAAAACATGGGGATAGCTCAGGGCTATAACATGCAGAATGCCGCCATGAATAATTATTACAATCAGGAAGCGTGGCAACGGAATTTGTACGGTAATACCTTAGGAACCACCCTCGGAACAGTATTAAGTAGTCCTGATTATTTCGGGAACCCTGACGCGGCTTTCGGCATGATTGGTGGGTTTAGTGATTATGTCGGCAATCTTTTAAATCAGTATTTAGGTGGCTAATATGTATAATTATTTAAATATGACAGATTACACCGGGAATAATGATTACGCTGGTCCGTATAATCAGAATTATTATCCTGCATATCAATCAAACCCTGCGCAGGGATCAGAAGATTCTGGCACGGGTGGATATGGTTGGGGTGCGTTGGTAGGCGGTGTGGCTAATTACGCTTCGCAGAAAGCTGCTGAAAACCAAGCTCAAGCTATGGCTAACTTAACGTCTGAACAAAGATTAAAACTCAACGACGTGAAACGAGATTTTCAGAAACAAGATCAACAGTATCGTAAAGATTCGGCAAGTCGTTGGTCAAAATATTTTACAGGTGGTGCGTAATGTGGGGAATGATTATCGGCGCAGTCGTTAGCTACGCCTCTGCAAAATCAAAAGAAAAAAGTCAGAAAAACTCTGTTAAAGATGACTTCGAGAATCAGAAAAAACTGTTAGAGCAACAACGTAATTACGAACTGGAAGATCGCAAATATCGTCAAGATGCTGCTAATGCATGGACAAAATTTGCTAATCCTTCGATGATTCCCAATGGCCAACCTGTTCAACAGCAAATGAGACCTGCCCCCTATTCAGCCAACCAATATGCTAAAAATCCTTTCGATGGAATGAATCCCTATGACCAACAGTAATATCCAACAAGTGATGGCACCGATTGCCAATATTATTTATGATGATCAAGGTGTCCAGTTCATTGATAAAATCCTTTCTCAAACAAAAGGGGGGAAAGGTACCGATAACGGTGTTCCTCAAGCGGTTGCAATGATCGCTTCGACAATGCTGTTAAAGATGCGAGATAAGCTAGAAGGGCTGGAAGACGAAGATATATTTGGTCAAGGTGGGATATTACATTCCACATTAGATGCGATATTTGAAGTGGCTTCTAAGTTAGGTTATAAGACAAAGAAAGCTGATCTGCAAACAGCTTATGAATTAGTAGAACAATCATTAGATCAAGGCCCAGAAGAGGCGATGCAAGAACCACAACAGCAACCAGTAGCACAAGGTCCATTTGCAGGAGTGATGTAACATGGCAAGTGGGTGGGACGCATTAGCAGGTGCAGCCGGTTACATGCAGAATAAAATGCAACGTGACGAAGAAATGAAGTATAAAGCGCAGCTAGAAGAAGCTGCGATGAAACGTCAAATGTTTTTAGATAAATATCGGAGTGATATTCAAGCCGAACGACAGAAAGAGCTGAACGAACAGGAAGCTAAGATTCGCGAAGAACAAGATTTGCGCAAGCGTGAGGTTGAAAAGAACGATGTCATTGCTACATTTAACACAGCAGCTGGCACATTCGGCCGTACACGCGCAGGGGAAACCGTCCCGTTCTATGAAAAAACCGAAGAAGAATTGAACATGGAACGTCAAAAAGATCAGTTAGCTTTGGATGCACAACGTGCAAACATTGCGCAATCTTACGCTTCATCTGAGGCCAGTAAAGCATTGGCGGAAACACGTAAATTACCGAAAGCCACGTTAACACCAGAAGATAAGACGCAAGCTAAGATTCTTGCCGAATCCATGCGGCTTGCGAATAATCCAGAATTCGCAGCATCACTAGAGCTTGATCCAGAAGAACCTGATTATCAAGAACAAGTCGCAGCGGCTGCTGTAGCGCGTGTACAAGCCACTGTTAATGCGTTAAACAAAGATCATCCTTTAAACAAAGAAGCCGGGAAAGATTCTAGTAAACAAGCCCCTTACCCCGAAGGCACACGCCTTAAAGGAAAGGACGGTAAAATCTATGTTGTCAGAAATGGCCAAGCTGTTCTCGAATAATGGAAACGGATTGGAGTCAATTTGAACCGCTCGGTGCAGATACGTTGTCTGCACCAGCCCCGCAAGCTGCACAGGACCAAACTGATTGGTCTTTCTTTGCACCTGTTCAAGATGCTGGTGCAGGTGAGAGTTTTGGTCAAAATTTCATGTCAGCGGTGGAACGGGGCGGTAGAGGATTGTTACAAGCGGGAGCAGGGCTATTGTCCTTGACTCCTTACATCAATCCAACGATGCCCAATGCAGATTTATTGGCACAAGAAAGCCAAGCTTATCTGTTTAATTTATCAGACAAATTACAAGCCGACGAACAACGTCGGAGAGAAGAGCTGGCACAAAAAGAACAAAACTATCTGTCTAAAGCTGCTGGTCTGGGTGGTGGGGTTCTGGGTTCGTTGATGGGAGGTTTCGGTGCAGGTGAAGCCGGAGCTACCGGTCAAGATGTTTTAGCCCAAGGTGGCGACGTATCTCAAGCTGCACAAGCTACGGGAATCTCTGGTGCGGCCAATGCCGTAGGGGCCGGATTAGGTGCACTAGGCAGCACACGGTTAGCCCAGGCAAGTTTGGGGTTATTAACCAATCCCGTCATCGGCGCAGGACAACAAGCGGCGTTAAATGAAGTTGTACCGGAGACGATGCAACAGAATCCGCTGGATGTGGAGGCACGAGTTACCGATGCGCTCGTGGGTGGTGGTCTAGGTGCTTTATTCCCACCGAATGCAAAAGCCAGTAAAGCGGCAGAACCAGAAATTGTCAAGACCGGCGATCCCGATTTTGACGCCGGGCAGGAACTTGCAGCGTCCTTGAAACAAGGAAAAGAAGTAACCGATATCTTACCTAATGAGCCAGACCTTCTCAGTAAAGAAAATGCTTTTGCTGACTCATTATCACAAAGAGCCGACATTGAAGACTCTTTCAAAGACCTCGTTCCTTACAACGAAACAGAGTTTGTTAATCCAAATCAATCAGTTAAGGCAGAGTTTGAATCAGCCACTGAACCATTCGTAAATATTTCAGAACCTGTAACTCCGGAAGTTACTACTCAATTTGCTGACAAACCAAAAAATTTAATTGAACAAGATGTTTTAGATCGGTTCACTCAAGCCAACGAACAAAGTATCAAAGAGACCGGACAACCTCTATCACAAGATTCGATCGCTAAGTTCCGTAATGAAGCGTTAGCAAGCAATGAACTCAGTGCTGAGTTAAAGCGTTCATATGATCTTGAAGCAGCCGATTTACCTGAATCGATTACTGAGATTCCGCGCACGAAACAATCAGTGTTTGAAGAATTATCTACAGAGTTTGGGTCAGATTCTAAATATATCAAGCAAGCCATTGATAATGGTAAGATAAAAATTCTCAGTTCCGATGAACTTCCTGTAGATATCAAGACGAAGTTTGAAGCCACCCCAGAAGCTCGCGTTAACGGATTCTTTTCGCCAGATGGAACGGTGACGATTGTTGCGGACAACGTAGCACCTGGTAAGGTTCGCCCGTTAATCTTCCATGAAGTAGGTGCGCATGCTGGATTGGAGCAAACGCCTAACTATCCGAAATATGCTTCACGTGTCGCGCAGCTTGCGGAGTCAGGAAACAAAGATGCTCTAGAAGCCATTAAACGTGCAACAGGTCAGGAAAAATATCTCGGTAAAGACACAGTACGTAACGATAGCGAAACACTCGCTTACTTCATTCAACACATGGCGGAAAAAGAACAGTCACCCAAAGGCATTATAGGCCGGGGAGCCGCGCTGTACAACGAAGTGAAAGCAAACGTTAAAGACTATTTAAACGATAAATTCGGTCTAAACATGAAATTATCTGGTAAAGATATGTACTATCTTGCCAAAGGACAAATCAGGAAGTTCAGTAAAACCACAGCTGTTCCGTCAAAGACAACAACCACAGAACGATTTGATGCCCGTTCAGTTGAGCCAGAGAACCCAAAGCCTACCGCAGCTCCTGCTGAAAGACCATCGCAGCTAAAGAAAACTTTCCGTAACTTAACAAGTGCGTACGGCAACACTCCCGAGGTGGGCCGAGCCGTACTAGAAAGTGAAGGGATCAAGAACATGGCCTCACGCAGCACAGAGCGCGTTGTGAGCGCTTTTAAGAAGGCCAAGCTAGACCCCTCAGGGGACCTTGCCAATCGTGCGTTAGACGGCGATACAATGGCATTTAAACAGCTTTCTAAGCCACAGCAAGACGCTGTCACAATGTATCAGAAAGAACGTGAGGCTTTACAGCTTCGTGTGGCTGCGGAACATCCTTCGTTTGAAGGTAAAGACACCGCACCAATGATATACGATTCGATTCTCCGAGGAGACTACAATACTCGTGTCTACAAAGCACACTACTTAAAGCCTGATTTAGCTTATAAAATTCGTCGTAACCTTCTTCCTAAAATGTTGAAAGGTACAGATGAAAATTTCTGGGTGGACTATCAAAAGAAACATAATCCAGAAGTTGTTAAAGAGGCTGAACAGTATATTGCCGATACAATCGCCATACCAGATACAAAAACCCTATCTAGTCAACAAGTTAAAGAGCTTGCAGGCTGGTGGAATGTTGAAGGTAAAAATGTCGATGAGTTACGTGCAGGGTTAGAAGCCAAGCGCAACGATTATGGTGTGGATATTGAAACGCAGACAAAACAAATTCTCAGAGATTTTGCAGGAGAGAACAAGGAATCCGGAGTTAAAGTGGCTCGTCAAGCGGGGAGAGATTCAACGATCTTGATGCATCGTACCGATTTGCCTGAACCTATTCGTGCTTTTCTCGGCGAGGAAAAGAACCCCACGCTTCGCGCAGGATTTACTTTGCAGCGTTTAGGTACGTTATTAGCGGAACAAACTGCATTAAACAAGATGGCAGCGCTAGGAGAAAATAAGTATTTCTTCAAGAAAGGTCAACCTACACCAGAAGGGTTCAATGCCAAGGTCCCTGATTCCGATGCATATGGTCCGTTAAAGGGAATGAATACATCGCAGGCTGTGCTGGATCAAATCAAAACGTTAGTGGAAAGACCCTCTGATACTACCACAGCTCACGCTAAAGATTTGGCTGCTGACCTGTTTGAAATGTGGAAAAAAGTAACTGGCACCGCCAAGATGACGGCAACTGTTTTGAACCATCCAACCGCTTTAGTCAACCAATATTCAAATATTATTGGCATGACGCGTGGCACAGCGATGCAGACGTTGATGGCAAATCCGTTGAAAGCCAGTAAAAATGCAGCTAAGTCGTTCACTACTTCAATGAAAGATGCTTTCAAAGGTCTTGAAGACAGTGAAATGAAAATGCTTAGTGAGCACGGTATTATTGGTGATAGTTGGCAATTCGGTGAAATTAAAAGAACTATCGGCGGATTGGAAGACCAGGCAAAAGCCCAATCATTAGGTGCTGCTGGAAAAGTTCTTTTAACAGGAAAAAATATTGTAGGTAAAACATTGTCTAAAGTGGCTGATATTTATGGTATTTCAGACAATATGTTGCGGGTACATACTTTCCTTGCGCACGTCGATTCATTAAAACAAGTGCATCCAGATTGGACAATCCGAGACATCCGCGCTGACGCCGCGCGTAGGGCTGCCGATGAGACTCCAACGTTTGCCCGCATGACACCTGCCGTTAAAGCATTGAGTGGTGTGACAGGAAATTTTGCTTCGTGGTCATCGGAAGTTATCCGTACGACATTTAATCAAGTGAAGAACGGAATTAATGAAGTCTCCGAGGGGTTTAAAACAGGTAATAAGAAACAAATTCAATACGGCGTGGCACAACTTTCAGGGACTGCTGCTTACTTGTCTGCGGCAAAAGTGCTGACACCTGCGTTAGTGGCCTGGGCTATTGGCACTGACAAAAAAGACAATGAAAAAGCCAATGAAGATGTGAAACAGCTTGCGGGTGAATATACGAAAGGTAATGATCTACGAGCTGTAGAAATTGATCCAAAAACTCACAAGGTTATCTTTGTTAATACTAGCCGCGTTGACCCTGCCAATCCCTTC